GACTGGTCACGAAAATTTACGTGGCCTGCTGTTAGCCAATATGATCTGAGCCGTTTTTCCAAGACGGCCCAAATTCCTTGCTGCACATATTGCATGCAACACGGCTCAATTGCTATAATCCGGGGACTCTTGAGCGTTTTCGGAACAGCTACAACCCTTACGGGTTGTTCAAGCTCTTCCGGCACGATCGTTACGTTTTGAAGCTCCTCCGAATCTTCTGGAATTCCCAAAGGGAACCCAGAGCAGATAAGAGGGAAATAAGGCTCCAAGCGGTCGTGCCAATACTGCCAAGCATACTTTCGGTTTCCCGATAGGTGCTCTGCAGTAGTTCCAGGACCATGTTTAGGGACACATTCGGATAGTGAAATATCACCAACCAAATTGTTCCATAACATAGAAGAAACGCCAATAAACTTGGCGTAGTCCTCTTCTGAAACAGAAAACGACTCAAGATCCTGCTCAATCGCGATGAACGATTCAACTGCTGAGCGTACTCTTTTCGGAGTACACTCAATTTCCAACTTTTTGAACGTAAGGCATATTTGCCGAACTGATTCAACAATAGTTGGAATATCAGCTGAGCCATGCCTATTCGGTATGGTAAATTCATCAAGAATCCTCCCCGTCTCAAAGTCAAACACACGACTGATCATACCTTGTAGGAATACAGGGATTGATCCACCTTTTACTCGCTCAAAGCCAGCAAAAGATGTTGAGTCTATTTTCCCAGTAGCCAGACTTCTTTCGAAGTCACGAGCGAACTGGGGAAGAGTTATCGTCAAAAATGATAACCCTTCGTGTTTGACCCGTGATCTAATCGTCATCAGATCACGTAAATCAGAGACATCAGCGATACACTTAGCCGAAGCATCTATATAGATGCATTCGGTTAACTCTAGATAGTCACTTACGTTGCTTTTCACAGTCCCTCCTAAACAGAGGTCAACTGTCAAGCCACGAGACTTACTAGCGTGATGTCAATATATATTGGCATCACCAAGTGACACCAACACGTCAATCGGTCGACAAATAGCCAGCCAGCCTTCTACTGGATACCTTTTGGGTAGCCGTACGTAGAATCTTGACTGACTCTGAGCCTTCCGTAGTCATTGAGGCACGAAGCCTCTTTGTTTTCGGATCGAAACGCAAGTGAACACTGACAATTATGCCAGTTTTGTTGTTCAAAGCGTTCAGGATGATGGGTAATATATTCATCATCACTGCCAACAGAGTAAACCACTTGAGCGGCTTCTGCAGCTCATTGGTTTGAGTTTGTTCTTTCATGAGAACTTGCTCCTTTCAAGAAAAGGAATTTCATCAGAGACACCTCACGGTGTCAAAGACTAAGATTCCTGGCCGAAAAGCTTTCCGACCATTGTGTTGTCTAACCAGGTTTTAAAACCGGTTATTAGCTGTTCAAGTTGTGTCTGGGTAAAGCCATATTCTGGCCTATCCACCACAACGTAAAAGCCGAGAGTCTCGTAGTCCGACTTGTTTGAATCAAGCGGATCCACGACGATAGCTCGTTGATCGAGCC